TCACCAACACCATGTTCATGGCCGCGCCGTGGGCTGACGCGCTGTATGCGATCGACGCGCCATGGTGGAAGCACTATGGCAAGCAGGTCGCCGCAGAGTTTCGCGGCGAGAAGTTCAGCGCGCGGCATCGCGGATTCGGCTGCCGCGTGGCGACATCGCAGCACTTCGAGAACAGCGGAACGGCGGCGCTATCACTGGCCGCGCACTTCGGCGCGCGACGTGTGCTGATGCTCGGCTATGACTGCCAGTTCACCGGCGGCAAGTCGCACAGCCACGGCGACCACCCGCCGACGCTGGGCAACGCCAAGAGCCTGCCGAAGTGGCCTGAGAACTTTGGTCGATGCGCTGTGCACCTCGCGCGACTCGGCGTCGAAGTCATCAACTGCACGCGCGAGACAGCACTGGAGTGCTTCCCGCGCGGCGATCTTGAGGAATGGTTGTGCAAGGACTGAACCCGCAATCGGTGCGCGGTCGCATCCGCGGCTGGATCGAGCGCCACGCCGGCAAGCTGGGCGATGACGTGCTGGAGATCGGCTCGCGCATGCACACGCCGAATGCGTGGTGGGTCAACAACCGTTACCTTGCGCGCGGCCAGTGGCTCGGCATGGACATGCAGCCGGGCGAAAATGTCGACGTGGTAGCGTCGATGGACAGCATGCCGGCCGAGTGGTCGGGCAGGTTCTCGGGCGTTTTGTGCTCGGAAGTGTTGGAGCACGTGAGCCGCCCGTGGGTTGCGCTGCCGAAGGTGCATGAAGTGATCCGCCCCGGCGGCTGGATCATCGTCACCACGCTGTTCAGCTTCCCGATCCACGCCTTCCCGAACGACTTCTACCGCTACACCCGCGAAGGCCTGCACTTGCTGCTGGCCGATGCCGGATTCGACAGCATCGCCACGGCATACGCAGGTCAGATTCAGTACCACTTGAACGACCACGGTGAGCGCGGGCATGTGGTCCGCGATGCGCCGATGCACGTGTTCGCCGTCGGCCAGCGGCCATGCTGACCCTGCTGACCGCCACCGGCGCGCGCCCGGAAGCGTGGCGCTTGTGCGAGCGATGGATGATGCGGCAGACCTACGCCGGCCCTGTGCGCTGGGTGATCGTGGACGACGGCCCAGAGCCGCAGCCGATCACGTTCAAGCGTGAAGGGTGGGAACTTGTGCTGATCCGTCCTGCGCCGTTTTGGCAGGCGGGGCAGAACACCCAGGCGCGCAACCTGCGCAAGGGCCTCGATGCCTGCATGCGCGACGATGCCGTGGTGTTCATCGAGGACGATGATCACTACTCGCCAACCTGGCTTGCCGATGTTGCACTGCAGGCGCCGCGCGCCGAGGTCGTCGGCACGCCGCGCGCCCGCTACTACAACCTGCCGGCCCGTGTGGCGCGGCAGCTGGTCAACGCGAAGCACTCGTCGCTGTGCTCAACCGCGATTCGCGGCTCGGCGCTGGACCTGATGCGCCGCATCCTGAAGCGCGCGGACAAGTTCATCGACCTGCAGCTCTGGCGCGAGGCGCGCAGTCGGCACCTGTTCGCCGGAACGCAGGTGACAGGCATCAAGGGCCTGCCCGGTCGCGGCGGCATCGGCATGGGGCACAGTCCCGAGATGGGCGGCACCCATGATCCTGATTTCCGCATCCTGCGCGAGTGGATCGGCGAAGACGCGGAGGCGTACTTGTGACGCTCGCGACCGCAGGCACAAGGCTCTATGTAGCCACCGACCTCTCTCCGCTCTACAGCAGCTCCGAGGGCGTCGAGGTCATCAAGATCAGGTGCCCGTCCGGAATATCCGGGCTGGACGACAGTGACGCGCAGGCGGTGCTGAGAGATGGCGCCGTCCCGAGTTGGTCGATCGGTCCGCACATCCCGGCGCAGATCACCATCCCGTACAACTTCGACGCGCGGTCGGCCTCGCACCAGGCGCTGATGGCCATGCGCGATGCGCGCGTCCAGGCCTCGTTCCTGGTCGCATTCGGGCGCGACACGCCGGCGCCGACCACGATTACCAATGGGCGCATCGTGAGCGCGGGCGCGACCAGTGCCGAGTTCCTTGGAAAGGTGCTGAAAATCTCGCACGAAGTCCAGATAGGCGACTACGTGCGCGGCACGCTGGTGCTGGTGCGCGACAGCGCGATTGATTGGGACTTGCCGGGGGCGACTGTCGAATGAGCACCGTAACCGTGACCGAGGCAAAGCGCTGGCTGCGCGTGATCCACTCCGGGGACGACACTCTGATCCAGGAGCTGATCGATCATGCCGAGGATGAGGCGCTCCGGTTCCTCAACCGCACGCAGGCGCCGACGCTGCCGGCGGACTACCCGACCGACAGCAGCAGCGAGGACATCCCGAGCAGCGAAGATCCTGCCGCGCGTAGCTTCGCGAAAGGCGTTCTGATCTTGGTGCAGGCGGCCTATGAACAGCCGGATCCTGACAAGGCCGCCAAGATGCGGCAGAATGCAGAGACGGTCTTGATGCCGTACAGGAGAGGGCTCGGCGTATGAAGCTGAAGAGGAGCGACGGGGCTGAATGGGCGGGCGGAGAGTCGATCGGCGGCCCGCCTAAGAACATCGCGTCAGGCCCAAGAACTCCCCGCGGGCTGCTTATCGACCCGCAGATTGTGATCCGTGGGCTTGTTGCCGGCGAAGAAATCGCGCACGGGGACGTCATGGATTACAGGATGACGCAAGACGATGGAGATCTTGTGCTTGGTTTCGCTGCGCGATGTGAGGTCAGGCGCGGCGTTCCGGTGTTTGTGCTGCAAGGCCGAATCAGGCGGCCAGAGCGCGCCGGGGCCATGCCCTAGCCGCCTGTCGCCAAACGGTTAGAAAGGGCCGCGCTTGCGGCCCTTTTCATTTCTGGAGCCTGACCATGCAGTCGCAGCGTTACCGCCACCGGATCGAGCTGCAGAGCAAGACCGAGACGCAAGACGAGGACACCGGCGCCATCTCGCACGAGTGGGACACGGTCTACTTGGACAGCGACACGCCACTGGATTCGGTGCCGGCCGAGGTGCTGACCGGGCCAGGGCGCGAGTTCAACGCCGCGGACGCAAAGCAAGCGGAGACCACGGCGCGCATTCAGTTCCGCTGGTTTCCAGGCCTGTCTCCGGCCTGGCGCGTGCTGTGGGATGGCCGGGTGTACGACATCCTGTCGATCGAGACCGACGCAACCGGGCGCATGGAGTACCGCATGCGCTGCCGTGAAGGGGTCAGCGATGGCGACTGAGGGAGTCAGGGTGCTCGGTCTGACCGGCGTGCTTGATGCGCTGCGCCAGCTGCCGCAGGAAGTCGTGAGCAAGAACGGCGGAATCATTCGGCCGGCGCTGCGCAAGGGCGGGCTGGTGCTGCTGAAGCAGGCGCAAGAGAACGTTCAGCGCATCGTCGACGAGGTCAACAAAGACGGCCGCATGGTGTCGACCGGGCTCGCCAAGAAGTCGCTTCGCGTCAAACGCGTCAAGCCGCTGAACGGGCAGAACGGCGAGGCGTTCATTGTGGCAGTGAAGACCGAGAAGTACGCCGGCCGCCTGTTCAACCGCAAGAGCAAAAGGACCGGAAAGGCAACCGGCAAGCAGGCGGACCTTCGGACAAACGACGTGCTGTTCATGCTTGAGGCCGGCACCGAAACACGCCGCCCGATGCCGTGGATGCGCCCGGCGTTCGACTCGAAGAAGGACCAGGCGCTTGCGACGTTCGTCGCTGAGGCCGCCAAGGGACTTGAGCGCGTCAAGAAGAAGCTGGACAAGATCGCGGCGGCGAAGGCGAAGCAGCGATGATCGACCTGCCGAACCCGTTCCCAATCCTCGCCGCCGATCCTGCCGTTACCGACCTGATCGGCGATAACCCGGTGCGCTGCTATCCGCACGGCCAGGCACCGCAGGGCGCGGCGTATCCGTATGTGACGCACACCGCGATCAGCATCCTTCCCATCAACTCGCTCGACACGGGCGGCGCGCGCGCAGATACAGCGCTGGTCCAGGTGTCGATCTGGTCGAGCAATGCCGGCGGCGCGGTCGCCAGTGCGCGCGACGTGGCTGCCGCAGTTCGCGCCGCACTCGAAGAAGATCACGACATCGAGGCAGTCCGCGACATGGGGCGCGACTTCGAGACCGGAAGCTATCGCATCGACATGGACGTGCGGATGTTCGTGCACCGAATTGAACTTGTAGAGAGGGCCTATTGATGCCAGCGCGGTTTGATTTCACAGCCAAGTTAGGCCGCGCGTTCTACCGCGGCGACCACCGGACGATCGACTTCCAGTGCCTAGAGGATGGCGTCGCCAAGGACATCACGGGCGCGACATGGCTCGGGCAGGTACGCGCGCAGCCGGGCGGCGAAGTGCTGCTGACGCTCACCATCGCAACGGTCGACGCCGCGCAGGGTACATGGCGCTGGTCTTGGGATGACTCGGACGGCGAGGAGCTGCTCGGATCAGATGCGGTGGATGTGCAGGCCTACCGCTACGACATCCAGCGCACGCTCGGCGGCGTCGTAACCACGCTGGTTAAAGGCCGGCTTGAAATTGATCCAGACATCACGAGGGCGCCATGACGGTCGAAACACTCGCGGTCACGATCAGCGGTGAAGTGCTGGTTGTTCAGATCGGGAGCGTGGCTGCGCCCGGCGGATCGGGCGGCGACGGCAACGACGGCTGGTCGCCAATCCTCGCAGTGGTCACGGACGGCGCGCGCCGCGTCCACCAGGTGGCGGACTGGACTGGCGGCGAAGGCACGAAGCCAGCAACCGGAGGCTACATCGGATCCAGCGGCATCGTCGCGCTCATCGGCGATGCAGTAGACATTCGAGGTGCGGTCGGGGCAACTGGCGCAACTGGCCCGCAAGGTGACGTTGGGCCAGCAGGCCCGCAAGGCGACACTGGCCCGGCCGGCGCAACAGGCGCCACGGGGGCAACAGGTCCGCAGGGCGATCCCGGCGACGCGGCCGACATCGCCGCCGAGATTCACGGCGCTACCGCCGCGGCGCCCGATGACGTCGACGAAATGGGGTTCTGGGACAGCGCCGCCGCAGCGCTGCGCAAGATCACCTGGGCAAACATCAAGGCGACGCTCAAGACCTACACCGATACGCTGTATTCGGTGCTGGGGCATGGGCACGCTCACACCGACGTATCCGGCCTCGGCGGCGCCGCAGTCCTGTCCGTCGGCACAACCACCGGCACGGTTGCGGCGGGGGATCACACCCACACCGAGCTGTCGGCGCAACCGACCGCGACGTGGGAGGCCGGCGTCGGCACTACTGAGTCTGTCGTCAGTCCTGCAAAAATCGCGGCGGCAATTGCAGCGCAGGCGGGAGCTGGCTCCGGCGACGTCGTAGGCCCCGCATCGTCGACAGACAACGCCGTTGCGCGATTCGACTCGACGACGGGCAAACTGCTGCAAAACACCAGCAACGTAACGATTGCCGACACCGGGGCAGTGTCAATCACGCCCGATGCAAACGCCACAGCGCTTACCGTCGCCTCGCACACGCAGACCGCATCGGCACCAGTGCTGAACCTGTCGCAGACGTGGAATAACGCTGCGGTGACGTTCACGGGCGTCAAGGTCAATGTCACGAATACGGCGAGTGCTACTGCGAGTTTGTTGCAGGATTGGCAGGTTGGTGGAACATCGGTAGTTTCATTCAGAAAAGATGGGGCCATTCTGGCTCTTGGTCTTTATGGCGCATACGGAGCTTCGAACGCGGGCGCGTTCTGGACGGCGTCTAATCAAGCGCTGATGGGAAATGCAGCGGGCAGTATTCACATAAAAGCCGGCAACCTGAATACCGGCAGCAGATACACCAGCATTCTTAAACCTAGATTATATTGTAGTGGGCTTATTCCGTGGTCGGGTACAGATATTGTTGATAGCGGCACGCTCGATATGTACTTCGGGCGAGAGGCGGCGGGCGTATTTGCGGTGCAGAACGGCACCAACGCCCAAACACTCCGCGTCTACGGCACATACACCGACGCGAGTAACTACGTGCGCGCCGCATTGGCGGCGTCGTCCACGGCCGTAACGCTGGCGGCCGAAACTGCGGGCACTGGTACGGATGATGTACCAGTGGTTATCTCGCCGGCAGGCACCGCGCAGGTCGAAGTTGGCAATGGTGTGCAGTTTACGGAAATGACAGCGCCATCCGCGCCAGCGGCAAACAAGGTAATTCTATTTGCGCAGGACAACGGCGCGGGCAAAACTCAACTCATGGCGCTGTTTCCGAGTGGCGCCTCTCAACAGGTAGCCATCGAGCCATGATTACAGTCACACTGACAAACAAGCGCCATATCGCAGCCGCAACCGCAGCTTTCATTGCGACGATTCCAGCCGAGGGCGACGCACCGTATGCCGACGTCGCCGCATACGTACAGGCCGCAATCGAGCGCGTGGCCGACTCGTGGGCCGACTCGACAGGCGTGGATCGCATCCCGGTTTCCGCGTTCGTGCGGCGCTTTCCGGGGCCGGTAATGGATGCCGTCAACGCCTCGACCGATCCGAATGTGATCGCGATCCTCGCGCAGATCGACGCCGTGCAGACAGTGCGACTCGGGCATCCGACGACGACGCAAGGTGTTGGCTATCTCGTCGCCGTGGGACTGATGACGCAGGCGCAGGCAGATGCGGTGCTGCACTACGAGCTTCCGCAGGTGCCGTGACGCGCTGTTCGTGGCGGCTGGGGCGGTGGTGACGTGAGGTCGCTGCCGACGATCAGCGAGCTGATGAGGGAGTTGCCGGCGACGCCCCAGTAGTAACCGAGCACAATTTTCAAGAACCGATGAAGCCCCGCCAAGTGCGGGGCTTTTTCGTTGTGGCCGAGCGCTCGGCCTTCACCTCGCGGCGAAGCCGCTCTCCATGGAGTACGTGTTATGACTGTTGGAATCATCCAGACCAAGGGCACCAAGCTCTACTTCGGCTACGCGCCCGGCGCGTCGACGTCCGACCCTGATGGCGTCGTCATCCACAAGGTGGCGTGCCCGACCGGCGTCACCGGATTGACCAGCGGCGAGGCGCCGCGCGTCGATGTCACCTGCCTCGATTCGGAGGCGCGCCAGTACGCCGCCGGCTTGCAGGATTTGCCGTCGATCCAGATCCCGGTGAACCTGATCCCGCGCTCCGAGGCGCACCAGGCGCTGATGGCGGCCGAAGACCTCGGAAGCGAGCTCGAACTGCCGTGGATGCTGGTCCTGTCGGACAACACCACCGCGCCGACCACGCTGGACAGCGACGGCCACCTGGCGTCGCCCGGCCCGACCAACCGCTACTGGAAGGGCTACGTGTCCAACTTCAGCGAGGACTACCCGATCGGCGAGTACGTGCGCGCCACGGTCACGATCCAGCTGACCACCCGCATCCGCCGCGAGAACCCGGCCGCCGACCTGGCGTAAGTGGCGTAACGGCTCAACCAGAAAGCCCTGCCGGCGCACGCAAAGCAGCGCGTTCGCCGTGCGCTGCTGTGCGCCGGCAGGCACCTGTTCAACGGCCAAGGAATCATGATGGAAACCATCGAAAAGCAATTCACCTACCGCGGCGAAAGTTCCGTGCTGCGGTTTCGCGAACTGACCGCTGGCGAACAAGTCAAGCTCACCGCCGGCTACAAGTCGACGGTGCGCGAGGGCGTGTCGGAGATGACGCTGGATCTGGCGTTCGAGGGCGAGCGCGGCCAGCGCATGCTGCAGACCACGCTGGTGAACGAAGATGGCAAGCCGGTCTACACCAGCCTGCAGAAGCTGCAGGAGATGCCTGCGAGCAAGGTCGCGCGCATGGTCGAGTTGTCCCGCGAGGCTGCGGCAGAGTTCGCCAAGAGGGCTTCGGAGTCGGGGGAAGGCTGAGGGCTGACCCGGCACTCCGGAGCCTTGTGCGGCTGGCCGTTCGTTGCGGTCAGCCGCCGTCCGTGGTGATGGGCTGGCCCGCGTCCGACATTCACCTGCTCGGCGAGTTCGTGGCCCTTGAGCCGCCGCCGACAGAGCGCCTCGAATACCTGTTGGCCCACGTCGCCGCTGGCTACTTCAACGGCCACCGCGAGAAGGGCAAGGCGGCAACGCCTACCGAAAAGTTCCTGCTGTTCCGCAACGCCTGGCGCTTCTCTGATCGCTACTCAGAGCAAGACCTAGACATCCTGGAATCCATAGACCGACTCGGCTGATGAAAATATCGATCGTACTTGAGGCACTCACTGCAGACTTCGTGACCGACATCGGCCGCGCGCAGAAGTCGCTGGACAAGAGCGTTCGCGAGATCGAAAAGACGGCCGTCCAGATGGGCAAGGCCGCGGGGGCGGCGCTTGCCGGAGCAGTCAGCGCGCTCGGCGCGCTCGGGCTGCAGGCGATCAAGACGGCAGATCAGATCAACGAGGCAAGCCAGCGAACCGGCGTGGCCGCGAAGGAAATTTCCAAGCTCAAGTACGCCGCCGAACAG